CGTACTCCTATGCCCAAGTATCTTCGCAATGCTATGGAACGTCAGTTTGTTTCGAACCCAGTGACTAATATCCCAGGGGACCAAACAGCTTTCGCGGAGGCGTGTTATGGTAAAAAAAATGCACCAACGTGCAAGAGTGATACCCGTTTCTGCAATCCCAACGCTCGTGGTGTTCAACTTGAGGCATTTTCCGGTCTCGGTGGTAACGGCGATAAGCGTTCTGGTATGCATGGTGGAACGGTTAGGTAGATAAATATTCTCATGTAATAATAAATGGCGTATCAACTTCAACCTGGACTTTCCATTGTTCAAAATACCGGTGCCGTCCCCCCAGTAAAAGCAACTGATGAAATTTTCGTATACCCTCAGCCCAGTACTCTTAACGTTGGGTCGAGTCGTCCTAACACTATGTTGTACGGTACGGCGCCATACATGGCGGGTAAAGGCTCCCCAGCGCAGTATATCGAAACAAGTGATCAACTTCGCCCTCAATCTACTTCTCGTTTTAACAAACATATAATTCAGACATACGAGCGTAATCTTTTCCCTCTCTCCAACATGGAGTGTAAAGTTCCTCTTCGCACTCAGAAATATGATCCCTCGAGCACTCGTGCTGAGCTCCAGAATGGATTGTTCGAGAAAAGGTATCTTAATAAAAATGTTAATAAGAAGTAAGAATGGCTGATCCTATATCGCTCATGGCTGTCGCCGGTCTTGTTTTTGCTGGTCGGAATTTGAGTGCTAAATCCGCACCACCAAAGGTGAATGATGTACCACCAACATTGAAAAATCCAGAAATAATAGAATCCAATAATTTTGATAGATCCCCCGAAGTTTCACACAAGGTAGAGATGGAAAATTTTGGTGATATCAGTCCCCAACAACGAAGTGGTGGACAGGAAATCCTCAACATGCGGAATCGAATGTATGACCATGGTCGTATGAACAACTTGTCACCTATCGAGAAACAATTAGTCGGTCCGGGTTTGGGTGTAAGCGCCCATGTACCTGCGGCTGGTGGTTTTCAACAAACGTTTCGTGTAAATCCGGTTAACGTTGGTGAGTATAGATTAACTACACTTCCAGGGCGTACAGGTCCAGCCGCAGATGTCACAGGTGGTCGTTCTGCGAAGGTTGGGGAATTGACTCATAACAAACCAGAAACTACAGCTTTCCTTCCTTCGAGGCGACCCACCATGGCTGGACGTGCTCAAGGTATGTCTGGTGTCGTTCCCCGCAATGAGCATGAGAGGACAAAACGTACCACCAATCGTTCAGAGACTGGTCATCGCGCAGATGGTTTGGGTTTCAATGGTGCGAAGCGATTTGTGTCAGCTGGTGCGATGCCACAAGACCCCACTCGATTTAAGTCCGATCGTACTGATGAACAGTATACATATATGAACCATCCAGCCCCAGGTATTCATAGTCATCGTGGTGCGTACACCAACAGCGCCGCTGTAAAGGTAACTTCTAAAAATAACGAAGAGCTTATGAAGTACGGATTCCGACCAGAAGACCGTAGAGGAAAGCCCAATCGTATGGGAAATGCGGGTCGTATGAACGTTCGCGAATCGCCACTCAAACAGGGTGGTGCTCTTACAGCTGTTCGTTCTGACACAACACGTATCGATGGACGTGTCAATGCGGCCAATGGTGGATGGACACAGCAGTATCAAAACAAACCGTATCACCAATTCAACGCTTATAAGGGCAACGAGAACCCCAATACTCGTAACTTGGATATTGCCAAGAAACAACTTCAGAATAACCCTCTTTCTCATTCCCTCTCACATTAATTTTTTACTTTGTAGACAAAAACATTCATTAAAATATTATACCTGTATTTTAATGAAGGTCCATACTCTTAATATCGATAGTGGTGAGAGAGATACGAATGTATATTCATACGCGAATAATTATACCGTTACGTTGGATAATCCCATTTATGATGTCTCAAATATAAAACTTGTGTCTGCAAGAATTCCTACACCACAGTTGATTACATGTGTCACGAACAAAACATTTAGTGTAGACGGAAATGTTTTTTCAATGGATGAAACAAATTACAGTACAGGTACAGAATTAGCCAGTGACTTGGCCACTAAACTTGCTCCACCCGATTCTAATATTAATTCTGTCGTATTCGACACAGATACAAACGCATTAACTTTTTCAAATACACATGTATCCGATAATTCTTTTACGTTTGAATTTTATGACGGTACGAACGGATATTTGAGTAATTCTTCATCATTTACAACACCCCATCAAGTATTTGGGTTTACATCAGGAAACCATGAATCTATAACGGATACTATTAAATCAGGAGCGATAAACATAAATGGTCCAAATTCTTTGATATTAAAACTAACTACAGGGTCTGATGAGTTTACACAAACAGTGTATACATCCACACCTTTCTATACGGGACATATACTTCTAGACGGTTCCAATTTTATCAATTTTAATGGGGCGGATGACATGTTAGTGCACAATTTTCACACAGGGAGTCAAAAAATGATACAAGATATCAAAGTAGAGTTTTTTTACATGAGTCATGGTCGACTCATTCCATATGATTTTAGAAATCAAGATCATATATTGAAATTTGAAATCATGGGTTCAACTGATAAATTAGAAAATTTACCAAAAGTTTCTATAGAAGAGCCCAAGAAGGTTGAAAAGAAAGAGCCAATAATAAGTATTCCTGAGATTGTAAAGAATTCTTATAGTTGGAGAAAAGAGTATATTTATATTGGATTAATAATTCTAATTGGTATACTCTTACTTATTTTTATGAAAAAGAAACCGTTTAGCGGGTTATCGCGTAGACGGGCTGCGCGGGCTTAGCGGTCTTACCAGTGATCCTGGAGATGACCAAGAAGACAACCACAGAAAGGAGCGAGGTGAGCACAGCAGTGAGTGCGTACTGGGCACCACCGTTCTTAGGGACCTTGACGATCTGGGTAATGGTCCAACGAACGAAGTCCATCCACGACATGGCGGCGGCGAACGAGAAACCACCAACAATGGAGTTGAGAGTCTGAGACTGGAGTTCCTGGGTGACAAGGTTTACGGTTTGGAGAGCGGCGGCCGACATGGTGTTTGTTATACAGTATTATAAGAAAATTATTCTAGTTTAACTTCTTCCTTCTTGACTATCTTTTTAAATTTTTTAGGTTTAATTGATTTTGTTTTTGAAAATAATGCTTCATCATCTGATGATTCATCACTAGAGCTGGAGTCTAAATTAGAAATGTGTAACTTACTTTTATTCTCGGAGAATGTCCAACCATCAGGCTCTGAGATGCTCATTACTATTAATAGCATTTTTTAACATGTGTTCTGTCGGATTTTGAGGCGCCCAACTTTCCCATCTATCGTGGGCTTCGTTCATCTGGAGAAATGTTGAGTCATTTCCTGAATATCTCTCGAATGGGGGGCAGTCTTCTGGGGAGACGGTTTCCATTTCTTCATCGGATTCTTCCTCTTCTTCCTGATATATTTCGGGGAACATTGAACCATTCGTTTGACCAACCGTGTACATTGCACAATATTTCATTGCATATTCCATATCTTCTGGGAGAAGTGTATCTCTTCCACAGGCTTTGGAATATTCTGCTGCAAGTAGCGTACTCCTTTCCATGACGGGGAGGAGAATATTGGTCATGGTTTGGATGTACTGCTCAATCATACCATCACCGCTGTCACCAAAACCAGTTTGCATATTCATCTTTATTGTTTAGAATCAAAAAGAGTTTCAGCAATTCCCTCACCAACGCGAAGAATGTTGTAATTCAAAGCGTAAATACGTATTTGTCTGGCAAAATCTGGACAGTTTGTAAGACTTAGGTTTAAAATCTGATCTTTTACTAAACTAAAATTCACTTGACCCGTTGGATACCACTCTTCTGGCTGAAGAGCGAAACTATACGAATAAAATCGACGAATAAGCTGTGTTTTTGAATGGTGAATAGCTCCTTGAACAGCTTTCAAGAAAATGACATTCCCTGTGTCACGTGTGATAATGTCCTGTCCATCTAGTGTCAAACTTAAATGATCTAAGTTTTCATAGAGTATAACTTTTTGACCTTCCAAACTCCCTGTGTTGTCGTAATCGAATATTGTCACAAAATTTCCTTGACTCACACCATCCCCTGTAGTTCCTTGTCTCTGTATAACAAAGTAGAGTTCCTTCACGGGATTGACAAAATCTAATTTGAACTTTCCTTTATTAACACCAGCATTTACATCGAATTTATTCTGTTGAATTTGTGTTATGAGATATTCTCTCTTTAATTTTTGCATTTTGATTCTTTCTTCACAGTCAATGAATACAACTTCTGTACAAAGTTGAAATTCTTTGAGTTTTGGAGTTTCATTTAATGTGATGTACGTACCATCCCCCTTGATGACTAAATCCTGTGCATCTCTTAGTTTGAATTCCACCTCTACTTCTTGTTTTGTGATTGCACATAATGGTATCGCAAGCTCGGGGTGATTATGAAAATAGAATGGTATATCAACAAAAAATGATTCGTCTGTATTAAGACCGAGGGTATTATGTATGACTATACCTGTATTCCCACCACCACCTGCAATTACTTCACCTACTTTTTTATCAGTTGTTCGTAATGGATATTTACCTATCAACTGTTCGAGTGCCTTTTGTTTTGTCTGAGTGACGTTATGTTCTGAATATATCTGTAAATAATCACTTGTTATACGCTGGATGACCTTCCCACCAATTATTAATTCAACGTGTTCTATCAATGCGTGGGCAACAGATTCTATATACATAGTGGTACTCGTTTGAATTTCTGGAAGTGTACACCTAACACTAATAGTTTTAAGAATGTCACCCTGATTCTGTGGAATCTTAAATTTAACTTTTTTTCCAAAATCAGCTACATTTTCAGAATCTATATCCACGTATTGTCTGGAAAAATTTGTACACCTCTTGAAAGTCTCTATGAAATGACTGTAGTCTGGATCTAATGTGAAATATTTCTCTTGAGGTCCAGTTGCTGTCAGTTGAATCTGTCCAGCCATTACTACTATATCCATCTAAAATTTTAATCCAGCTAAACCACTCTCAATTCGTAATATGTTATAATTTATAGCGTATATTCGGGTCACGTTTTCGTAAACAGAATTAATGGGAGTAATTTCAATTGTAAACATTTTATGTGATATACGACTCATATTTACTTGACCAGTTGGATGAGGAGATTCCGGGTATAATGCGAATGAATATGTACCAAATTTGGAAGGGCCTAATATAGGTAAAGTTCCGTTAAATGTTTGAGTTGTTCGCACGAGTGAAGATGGAGTATTCACGTGATGTTTAAATGCTTGTTCATATTCTAAGAATAAACCATCTCTACTGAACACCACTTCATTGTTAAATCTCAATTCTGCATTCACTATAGAATTGTAATAATTTGGAACATTAGCGAGATATGCCAATTCATTTTGAGATACGAATAATAACTCTTTTACAGGGTGTTGAAAATTTAACATGACACTTCTTTTAGTTTCACCAGGTTTCATCACAAATTTAGACATCTGAACCTGTGTTATGACATAGTCAAGTGGTCTAGACATCAGGAAATCTCTTTCTATATCGGCGACGTATACGAATTCTGTATCAAGTGAAAATTTATTTATGGAAGCGGCAGCATCAGCAAATGTATCATTAGGGTCGATGCTACTTATATTTCGTACAAGGTCTATGATAGGTTTTATCTTAATCCTCACTTCTATCACTTGTTTTGATAGGGCACATGTAGGTATAGCTAATGTTGGGTTCCTGTAAAAATAAAATGGAAGATCCAGGAAATACGTATACGGCTCAGCATAACTCAAATAGTTCCCATGTCCATTAAGAAAGTACAAGGTCTGTTCAATGTCGTCATTTGTGTTATGAAGCTGCTGATGCATATAAATGTACTCTCCTGTAATCCGCTCTATGGGCTGACCACCAATAATAAGCTCTGCATAGT